TTTAGCAGAACTAAACTATAAGCACTCTGCTATATTAAAGAAACGTCAGATTGCATCTAGTTACTTTCATGCCGGTAAACTAATTAATCAGATATGGTTTGAAGAAGGGATTACTCTTAAGATGGGCGCTAGTCTTAAAGACTATATTAATGAGAAAGGTACCTGGAAATTCTTAAATGAGTATGAGGCTTTCTTAAATAAACATACTGCGTGGTACCGTCCTATGAACCCTAATAAGGTTATGATGTGGCAACAGAAGATTGAAACTGTAGATAGTTTAAGTAAACGTAAGTCTGAGATAGGACTTAAAGGTGTAATGCAGGGGATGTCTTTTGAGAAAGATCCTACTAATGGAGTAGGGGGACCGTGTAAGTACTTCTTCCATGAGGAAGCTGGTATTGCTCCTAAGATGGATACAACCTTTGAATATATCCGTCCTGCAATGAAGTCTGGGTTTATGACTACAGGGATGTTTATTGCTGCGGGATCAGTGGGGGACTTGTCTCAATGTGAACCACTTAAGAAGATGATCACTAGACCGGATGCTAATGATATCTATAGTGTAACATCTAACCTTATAGATGAAACAGGTGTTGTAGGTACAACAGGATTGTTTATTCCTGAGCAGTGGTCAATGCCACCTTATATAGATCAGTTTGGTAACTCTAAAGTAGAAGAAGCTCTTAAAGCTCTAGATGAACAGTTTGCATCGTGGAAAAAAGATCTTGATCCTCAGGAGTATCAATTACGTATATCTCAGCACCCTAGAAATATTAAAGAGGCGTTTGATTATAGAACTGTATCTATTTTCCCACAGCACTTGGTTACAGCACAGCTTAGAAGAATTGAAGATAAGATGTATGCGTATGAGCATCTTGATATCTATAGAGCAACTGATGGCCAACCTGCTGTATCTATAACTAATAAGTTACCTATATCAGAGTTTCCAATAACTAAGAATACAGAAGATAAAACCGGTTGTCTAGTTGTATGGGAAAGACCTGTTAAGAATCCTGAGTTTGGGATGTACTATGCAAGTATTGACCCCGTGGGTGAAGGTAAGACAACTACCTCAGAATCATTGTGTTCTATTTATGTTTATAAAACACCAGTTGAAGTTACTAAAAATGATGGTGAAAAAGTAGAAACTTTCATAGAACAGGATAAATTAGTAGCTGCTTGGTGTGGACGTTTTGATGACATTAACAAAACACACGAGAGACTAGAACTTATAATAGAGTGGTATAATGCATGGACCATTGTGGAAAATAACATTAGCCAGTTTATTAACTATATGATATACAGAAAGAAACAGAAATACTTGGTGCCTAGATCACAGATCTTATTCCTAAAAGATATAGGAGCTAATGCTAATGTATTTCAGGAGTATGGATGGCGTAACACAGGTACTTTATTTAAAAGTCATATGGTAAGCTATGCTATTGAGTTCCTTAAAGAAGAGTTACATCAAGAGGTAACAGAAGAGGGTAAAGTAGTTAAGACAACCTATGGTATAGAACGTGTTCCTGACATCATGTTACTCAAAGAAATGATGGCTTACAGAGATGGAGTTAACGTGGATAGACTTGTATCATTTGCTGCTTTAGTGGCTTTTGCTAAAGTTCAACAGGCAAATAGAGGGTATAAAAAACGTTATGAGGAAACAGGAGCAGCAAAAAACTTGGATAACTCCAATAAATTCAGTAAATTAAATACGAGCCCTTTCCGTCACATTGGTGGAAGTGGTTCTGGCTTTAGTGGTATGAAAACACCACGATCACCATTTAAAAACTTCAGATAATATGCAGGTATATAATGCAATGCAATTAAAGAATGGGGCTAAGGGTGAGTACAACCGTATGGGTACTCTCAATCAGCCTATTCAATTTTTGCCAAAAAAGAAAAAAGATCAAGAGTGGGCAGCTTGGAACCTTGACTGGTTAGAATGGGAAGGTCTTAAACAAGTGCGTAGAAATGCACGCAGGTTAATGAAAAACTATAAGCTTGCTAAAGGTATTATAGATAAGACTGACTACATTGTAGAAGATGATAATGAGTATGCTGATCTCATTGATGTTTTAACTAAAGAAGATGCATCTGCACTAGAACTAAAGTTCTATCCTATTATCCCTAATGTAATTAATACTCTTGTAGCAGAATTTGCTAAGCGTAATACACGTGTAAGTTATACAGGAGTTGATGAGTATTCATATAATGAAATGCTTGAGCTTAAGAGACAACAAGTAGAAGAAGTTCTTTTATTTGAAGCTGAGCAGAAGATGGCAATGGCTTTATCTCAGTTAGATCCTAACTCAGAAGAGTATAAGCAAAAGATGGCTCCGGATAATCTTAAAACTTTACCTGAGATACAAGAGTTTTTTAATAAAGACTACCGCAGTATGGTAGAGCAGTGGGCTGAGCATCAGCATAGAGTTGATGTTGAGCGTTTTAGAATGGATGAGCTTGAGGAGAGAGGTTTCCGTGATATGCTTATTACTGACCGTGAGTTCTGGCATTTCAAGATGCTTGAAGATGACTATGATGTAGAATTATGGAATCCTGTTCTTACATTCTATCAAAAGTCACCTGATACTCGTTATATATCACAAGCCCAATGGGTAGGTAAGTTTGATATGATGACTGTATCTGATGTAATTGACAAGTATGGCTGGTTAATGACAGAGGATCAAATGAAAGCTCTTGAGCTTATTTATCCTGTACGTTCTGCTGGTTATCCTATTCAAGGTTATCAGAATGATGGATCTTATTATGATGCAACTAAGTCACATGAATGGAATACTAAAGCTCCTTCATTAGCATACCGTCAGTTCACATCTATGTGGGATAATGCTTACTATGGAGGTGATATAGTAAACTGGATTATGATGAGTAGTGAAGACTACTTTGATTTAGGTATGAGTAATATGTTACGTGTTACTACAGTTTACTGGAAGTCACAACGTAGAGTTGGTCACTTAACTCGTATATCAGATAATGGTAATGTATCTCAAGACATAGTTGATGAAACATATGTAGTTGTAGATAAACCGGTATATAATACAAGCATTCTTAAAAACAAGACTAAGGATAACTTAGTATTTGGTGAGCACATAGATTGGATCTGGATTAATGAAGTGTGGGGTGGAGTTAAGATTGGTCCTAACCGTCCAACCTTCTGGGGAAGTAACAACCCTGGTGGTATTAATCCTATTTACTTAGGTATTAATCAGAACTTGATTAACCCACTTAAGTTCCAGTTTAAAGGTGACAGTTCAATGTATGGTTGTAAACTTCCTGTAGAAGGTTCTGTATTTACAGACCGTAATACAAGATCTACAGCTCTTGTTGATCTAATGAAACCTTTCCAGATTGGTTATAACATTGTGAACAACCAGATTGCAGACATCTTAGTAGATGAACTAGGTACTGTAATCTTACTTGACCAGAATGCTTTACCTAGACACTCATTAGGAGAAGACTGGGGAAAGAACAACTTAGCTAAGGCTTATGTGGCAATGAAGAACTTCCAGATGTTACCATTGGATACTTCTATTACCAATACAGAAAACGCACTTGCATTCCAACACTATCAGAAGCTAGACCTTGAACAGACTAACCGTTTAATGTCTCGTATTCAGTTAGCTAACTATTTCAAGATGCAAGCGTTTGAGACTATTGGTATTACACCACAGCGCTTAGGTCAGCAGATTGGACAGACTAATACTGCTACAGGAATTGAACAAGCAGTGAGTGCATCATACGCACAAACTGAAACTTACTTTATACAACACTGTGACTATTTGATGCCACGCGTGCATCAGATGCGCACAGACTTAGCCCAGTATTATCAATCTACAAAACCATCTACACGTTTACAGTACATAACTAGTAATGATGAGCGTAAGAACTTTGAGATAAATGGTACTGAATTACTGCTAAGAGATCTTAATATATTCTGTACTACTAAAGCTAATCACAGAGCTACTTTAGAACAGCTTAAGCAAATGGCTATTCAGAATAACACAACTGGTGCATCTATCTATGACCTAGGTAATGTATTACGTTCTGAGTCTATAGCTGAGGTATCTCACATTCTTAAGCAATCTGAAGCTAAGGTTAAAGCTGAGAAACAAGCTGAAATGCAACAAGCTCAACAATTACAAGATCAGCAATTACAAGCTAGAGCTGAAGAGCAACGTCAGAAGCTTGAGTTTGAAGCTACTGAGAATCAGAAAGATAGAGAAGCTAGAATTCTTGAAGCTCAGATTAGATCAGCTGGTTATGGAGCTATGCAGGACGTTAACCAAAACTTGCAAAGTGACTACATGGATTACCTAGACAGAATGGAAAAGAGTGATCAGTATGCTGAAACAATGAATCTAAATAGAGAGAAAGAGATATCTAAGCAGATGGCACATAGAGATAAGATGAATATTGAACAGCAAAAACTGAACACTCAACGTGAAATAGCACAGACTCAATTGCAGATTGCACGTGAAAACAAGAACAAATATGACAAAGGTGGTGAGAAAAAAGATAAAGAGAAATAAGGTTTAGCCATATAATGCAGAATAATAATTTTGCAATGCTAATCTTTAAAGTTTAAACTCATACTTTTGCGTATATTGATACTGTAGACTAAAAACCAACTATATGGCTACTGAAGAAAAAACCAACCAAGAAACAACCTCTATTGAACAAGTAGAGATGAACCTAGATGAAATTCTAGGTACACCGGGTGCAGAAAACGTGATGCTCCCAGAGACAGAAAAGAAACCTAATGTATTTACAAAGGAAACTACTGATCTCTCCTTCCTTGACAAAGACACTGATGAAGAAGGCTCAGAGTCAAATGATAATAAACCTGAAGAAGTAAAAGCTGCTGAAGTTCTTAAAGAACTTGATCAAGAGTTTTTAGGTCAACCTGATTCTGATGAAGATGAGAGTGAATCTAAAAAGACCGGTGGAAGACCAAAGCTTGATAAGAGTGGTACTAGTGAACTATTTAAGAAGCTTATTGACAAAGGACAGATTGTACCCTTTGATGATGATAAGCCTTTAGAAGAGTATACTATTAAAGACTTTGAAGAACTTCTTGAAGCTAACATTGCAGATCGTGAGAATCAGATCCGTCAAACTACTCCTGTTGAGTTCTTTGACTCTCTTCCAGAAGAATTGCAAGTTGCTGCTAAGTATGTAGCAGATGGTGGAGAAGATCTTAAAGGTTTGTTCCGTATCTTATCTGAGGTTGAAGAACACCGTCAGTTAGATCCTAAGGATACTAAAGATCAAGAGCAAATTGTACGTGAGTACCTAAGAGCTACAAACTTTGGTAATGAGGATGAAATTGATGAAGAGATTTACAGCTGGAAAGACAGAGGTGACTTAGAGTCAAAAGCTCTTAAGTTCAAACCAAAGTTGGACAAGATGCAGGAACAAGTTGTTGCTAAGAAACTTGCTCAGCAAGAGAATATGCGCAAGCAACAACAACAAGCAGCTCAGGCTTACATGCAGAATGTATATAATACATTAAATGCAGGTGAGGTTAATGGTATTAAGTTGGACAAAAAGATCCAAGGTATGTTATACACTGGACTTGTACAACCTAACTACCCTTCTATTTCAGGTAAGCAGACAAACATGCTAGGTCACCTATTGGAGAAATACCAGTATGTTGAACCAAGACATGATTTGATTGCTGAGGCTCTTTGGTTACTAGCTGATCCAGATGGATATAAAGCTAAGATCAAAGACCAAGGTAAAACTGCTGCTGTTGAGAAAACTGTACGTCAACTTAAGACTGAACAAGCTAAGATGTCTACAAGCTCACCAGTAGTAGAACAAGAAGAAACAACTCAAAGAAGAATCCCACGTAGTGGTAACTTTTTTAAGCGATAATAAAATAAC